GAGGGTATACTTTTCCTTGCTCAAGGAATAGCAGATTTACTTGTATTCGCCGCAGACGCATTGCCTGATAGTTTCAGTGGAATAAAGGAGGCTGCAAACAATCTTAATGCAAGCCTTTCTGACCTAGAAGCGAAGATGAATGGCGTTAAAGAAGAGGGAACAGATGTAGCCGCTGCTAACACGGCTGTTACCGGCACACTTGAGGCACAGGCACTTGCTGCCAAAAAAGCTCGCGCTGAGTTGAATGGATTTACTTCAGCTGAGATTGCTGCATTAGAGGCTGCTGGTCTTTTAACTAAAATGAATTTTAGTGGCGATGGAATAACCATGCAGCCCATTGATTTGCAGGGTGATATTAGTGCAATTCTTTCGGCTGTTGCGGCAACGCAAGGGTATCAAGATGAATTGACCGAGCTGGAAGATGAAAAAGATCGTCAGGCAAAAAGGGACGAAGAGAGGGCGAAAGCTGCCATAGAGGCTGCAAAAAAAGCAAAAGAACTTGCAACGCAAATAGCTGCTGAAACCCAAGCTAAATTCCAAGACATAAGTTCAACAATATCAAATTCCCTTGCGGATGCGCTGGTGGAAGGAAAAAGCGTTCTTGATTCATTGCAAAATGTATTCAGAGGATTTGTAAAAACAATGATCGCAAAAGCCTTTGAGCTAATGGTGATAAATAGAATTTTAAATGCTGTATTCGGTTTAACGGGTGGCTCTGCCCTTCCTATGGGGAGCATTCCCGGTCTTGCTGGTGGCGGAAGTGTCAGCCCCAATCAGCCTTACATGGTGGGTGAGAGAGGCCCAGAGCTTTTTGTTCCTTCGTCTGCCGGAACAGTAATGAATAACAGTAATTCAAAAGGGTTTGGTGGAGGTTCAACAACAGTGGTGAATCAAACAATCAACGTAAGCGCGGGTGTTTCACAAACGGTACGGGCTGAAATGGTATCCTTACTTCCATCATTTAAACAAGAAACAATGTCTGGGGTTGCTGACGCTAAAAGGCGCGGCGGCTCTTATGGCAGAGCATTTGGGTGATTTATGACACTGATAACTATGCCAACAAGCCCCGCGTTTATAAATTCTGATTGGGGTATAAGTCGAACCGTAGCTGTATCTGAGAGCCCATTTACGGGCGCTTCACAGGTGCATTCGTACCCCAAGGCACAATGGCAAGCTACTCTTACTTTGCCACCTATGAAGCGCTCACAGGCTAGTCAGTGGCAAGCGTTCTTTATGCAATGTGAGGGCCGTGCGAATACATTTCTTCTAGGTGACCCTGACGGGAAAGAAATTATTTCAGATGCGGCCCCGGCTTCTATAGCTGTAGCTTCTAACGCTGCTATTGGAGCCACAACCGTCAATCTTACGATTGGTGCTGGTAGGCAAATAAATACTGGTAGCTATCTGCAATTCTTTACTGGAGCAAATTCAGTTTTGCATATGGTAGTGGATAATAACTCTGGAGATGGCTCAGTTACTATTCAGCCCCCGCTAAAAGTTGCGCTTACGACATCAACTCCTGTAGATTTTACGGAAGCGCAGGGTGTCTTCAGAATGGATAGCAATGACCTTCGCTGGTCAGCGGATCAAGTAAGTCGTTACGGCATAACATTTTCGTGTAGTGAGGTAATATGACCCGTAGTACCCCAGCGTCATTATTGACCGCATTAGGTCAGCCAGAGGTAAAGCCGTTTTATGCTGTAGACATGAATTTTGACTCATCTCCAGTAAGATTTTGGACGGGATATGGTAGCCGTACAATAAACAGCCAAACATATACTGGAACTGGAAATCTTCTCAGTATTAGTGGCCTTGAGGAAGTTAATGATCTTTCTGCAAAAAATATTACTTTAAAACTATCAGGAATTCCAGCGACCTTAGTTTCTCTGGCCCTTCAAGAGCCTTATCAACGTAGAGCTTGCACCATTTATTTTGGAACCACGGACACAACAGCCCCTATTGAGGTTTTCAGTGGCTTGATGGACGTAATGACGATTGAGGATGGCGGCGAAACTAGCAATATTTCTTTGACTATTGAGAGCAAGCTAATTCGTTTAGAAAAAGCATCGAATTGGCGCTATACTGAGGGAAGCCATAAGTCACGTTATCCAAGCGATACGTTCTTTTCATACCTAGCTGACCTACAGGATCGTGACATTGTTTGGGGACGAGAGGTCAAGTCTGACTGATGGGGCCAAGAGAACGACTTAACGCCTTTATGAAGGCCACTAAGGACAAGCCGTTCATCTGGGGTGAGCATGATTGTTTGACTTTCACAAACGATGCTTGGCGCAGCATGTATGGACACGGATGGGCTGATGAATGGATAGGCCAATACATCAAAAGCAATCAAGTTATAAATAGGTCAGAGCTTCGCAAGGAATTGTATCGGCTACATGGTGCTAATACCTTTGATGAAGCTGTAGACACGCGCTGGAAGCGTGTTGATGGGGTTCCTCCCCTTGGCGCTTTGGTAACAACAAAGAAGGCTCGCAAGTGGATTACTGGCGTTGCTATGGGCATTTGTACTGGAACCAAGTGCGCTTTCTTAGATAAGGACGGTGTGATATACCTTCCATTAGATGATATTGATAAAGCGTGGGTTAAATCATGAGATACCGTCTAGGCGATTTTACAGTCAAGAATTGGAACTCTTGGGATAGGGTTCCCCGTGATCCGATTACTATTGGTAACGCTATTCTTGCTGGTATTGGTGCTTCTACAACATCATTATTTGTAATTTATGCCGTTGGCGCAGTAGCGATTGGGGTCGTTACATCTTGGGCAATATCAGCCCTATATCCAAAGCCAGACTTTTCATCATTTGGTTCCCAAGGAACCTTGGTAAACGCACGTGACGCAACTGCTCCTGTTGATTTTGTTTATGGTCAGGTTCGCAAGGGGGGAACAGTAAGCTATTATGAGTCAACTGGTGAAGAAAATCACCTTCTGCACCAAATTATAGTTTTAGCTGGTCATGAAGTTGAAGAAATTGGCAGCATTTACGTTAACGATGAAATAGTAACTATTGATAGTAATGGATTTGTTACAGATACCGCTTGGGATAGCAAAATCCGTATATTGATGCACCTTGGGAACCAAACATCAACTTCAGATGACTTTTCAAATGTTAGTGGCAAAAATCTTGCAAATACATTAATTGCAGAAAGCGGATTAACGGGATCAAATGCGCTGACATCTGATTTTGTGGGTAATGGGATAGCCTATCTCTATGTTAGATATGAGTATGATGGGGAAGTATTTGCTAGTGGCGTTCCTTTGATTACAGCGGTTGTAAAGGGAAAGAAGGTTTTTGATCCAAGAACTTCTTCCACTTCATATAGCAATAACGCAGCCCTTTGTATCCGTGACTTCATTACAAGCGCATATGGACTTAATGACAGCGCCATTGATGATGTGAGCTTTTCCGCCGCCGCCAACGAGAGTGACGAGAATGTTTCTCTTAGCGGGTCGGGTACTGAAAAAAGATACACAATAAATGGAATAGTCAAAGCTAGTTCTGCTACTGGTAAGGTTCTTGGAGAAATGGCAACCGCTTGCGCGGGAACTTTGTTCTGGGGTTCTGGGTATTGGAAGCTCAAAGTTGGTGCATACACAGCTCCGGTGAAAACTCTTACCCTTGATGATTTGCGTAGTCCAATAAATTTGCAAACACGGGCTTCAATGCGAGACAGTTTTAATGGAGTAAGCGGAACATTTAATGATGCTAGTGACGATTTCATTACTGCTGATTACCCTCCAATCAAAAGCAGTACATTTAAAACTGAAGATGGTGGTGACGAGCTTTTATTAGACTTGCCCATGCCTTATACGACCAGCGCGTCAATGGCTCAACGCATCGCAAAAATGACTTTGTATCGTGGTCGTGAGCAAATGACATTGAGTGCTGATTTTGGACTAGAGGCTTTTAATGTCGAAGTTGGCGATATAGTTGAATTTGACAATGCACGTTATGGCTTCAGTGGTAAAGAGTTTGAGGTTATAGGTTGGAAATTTTCATCAAACCAAGAGGCTGGTGACT